GAGGCCGGCGAGTGCGAGGTCGGCACGACCATCACCGTCACGAATGCGCTGTGGTTCTGCGCGCAGCCGCTCTCCAACTTCGGGCCGCTCCCGATTCGCGTCGTGCAGACCTGGACTCAGACGATGCCCGTGGGCCAGAACGGGATCGAGCTCCGGACGGGCTGCTCGGGAGACGGCACCCCTGCCATCGACCTGATCCTCGAGCAGGACGTGACCGGCGTGGGCCGTATCTCCGACCCCTTCAAAACTCGCATGAGCCCCGGCCCGCAGAACGTCGACCTGACCGGCTTCCTGAACGCGACCGGCCCCGATCAGACGACGCGCGGCGACGGCGACCACCAAGACTGCATCCAGCTTCAGGGCGGCGCCAACAACACCTTCGTCAACATGGACGCCTGCCGCGAGGGTGACTTCGAGAAAACGAACACTCAGGGCGCCGGCGGGGCGCTGTTCTTCTCGCTGAACAACTCGCACGCGATCGTGCTCGGCGGCGAGTTCATCGGCTGCAACGGCGCGCTGACAGCGCATCCGGGCGAGGTTGCTCCCGGCTCCCGTATCGAGGGGGCGAAGTTCCGCACGGTGGGGCCGAACAAGCCGGACAACCCGTGGTGTCAGCAGTTCTTCGGCCCCGGCCCCGCGTGCGAGGTGCTCGACTCCGACCTCGTGCTCGTGGGCGTGACCTGTCAGCACTGGTCGGGCTCCCAGTGGATCGACGAGGGCGGGACGAGTCCACCACCGCCGCCCCCGCCGCCTCCACCACCACCGCCGCCGCCACCGGACCCGCCGCCTCCACCGCCACCGCCCTACGCTCCCGCCTGCGAGCCGACGTGCGACGAGCAGATCGCGGACCTCCAGGCCGAGATCAATGTCTTTGAGCAGGAGATCGCCGCGCTGCAAGCCGAGCGCATGGAGCTGATCCTGCGCGTCGACCAGCTCGAGTCGGAAGTCAACCTGCTCGACCAGGAGCTATCGGCGTCGCAGGCGCAGGTGACGGCGCTGCAAGGTCAGATCGCGGCGCTCGAGCAGCAGGTTGCGGCGAAGGATGCCACCATCGCGGCGCTTCGCGACCGGCTCGCGCAGATCCACGCGCTGTCAGCGCCGGAGTAGCTCGTGGCCTCACCCGCTGTCGCGGCCACGAATACCACGAACATCACGTCTGCGGCCGATCCGTGGACCGTCAACCTGCCTGCCTCCATTTCGGCCGGCGATCTACTGATCGTCCTGCTGCGAGGCAACAACGGAAACGCGGCACTCGCAGGCGGCAATCCGCCCTCAGGCTGGACGGCTCTTGTCAACGGGGAGTCATCGGACGCCTCGAACGACGTGACGCACGTCCTCTACCGATGGGCCGATGGCGGGGAGGGAACGACCCTCTCAGTCGATCTCTCGGCGACCGCCAAGGGCGCGGCCATCTCGTACCGCATCACCGGGGCCGAGAATCCCGCCACCCAGGCTCCGGAGGTGTCCACTGTGGCAGTCGGCACGGGTGCTAACGCCGACCCGGGAACCGTGACACCTACAGGCGGCTCCAAGGACTACCTGTTCATCGTGTTCGCCGGGCTCGACGGTGAGACGCAAACCTACACCGCGCCGAGCAGCTACTCGAATCTCCAGCAGGCGAACTCCGGGACGGGGGGAACGCCAGATACCAACGTAAGGGTTGGAGCCGCCGAGCGGCAGCTCACCGCGTCGTCCGAGGACCCGGGAGCGTTCACTAACTCGGCGCCCTCGACCGGCTGGACGGCCTACACAATTGCGATTCATCCGGCTGCGGCTGCGGCTACTGCATCACTCATCTGGCAACCCGCGCTCCCAAGCCTCTTCAACCGATAGGTGTAGCGATGTTCCCGAACATGATCACGTACTCGGCGCCCATCGACGCTCTGGCGTTCACGACGGCGACCGACGTGTTCGAGATCACGCCCGCCGCCGACCGCGCGATCGTGCTTCTCGGAATGAGGCTCTGCCAGACGACCGACCTCGGAGACGCGAACGAGGAGGTTCTGAGGATCGGCCTCTATCGTGACGCCACCGCAGGCTCGACGGGAACGGCGCTGACCGAGGTGAAGTACGGGAACGACGCCGGCACGAACACGGTGCAGACGGCCGTCGTCGCGAACCGCGGCACCGCCTCGACGGGCGGGACGCTCATCGACATCATCGGTTGGAACATTCGCATCCCGCTCGAGTGGTTCCCGGTGCCCGAGCTGCGTCCGAAGTTCTCGAACCTCGCCGCCGAGGGTCCGGTATCGACGTTCCGGCTCATGGCCGCGCCCGCAGACTCGGTGACTGTCTCGGGCTGCCTTTACTGGACCGAAGTCTAGGGCCTCTAAATGTCGTACGTCTTCCGGCGCCCTCCGCACCGGATACCCGCGCAGCGGTGGATTCCTACTGCGCCGCCGGGTGGGACGACGTTCCCGCAAGCGCTGACCGCCACAGTCACGACGACGGCGACCCTTCAGAACCAGGTGGGCAAGGTCATGAGCGCGACCGCCACCTCGACGGCTTCGATCGTGAAGCAGGTTGGCAAGGCGGTTACGGCCACGGTCACGACGACTGCGACAGTCGTGAAGCAGATCAACAAGGCCATGACGGCAAACGCCACCGTGACGGCGACGCTTGTAGCGATCAAGGTGATCCTCCTCACCATCAGCGCGACCGTCACGAGCACGGCCACCATCGTCCGCAGGGTAGGCAAGAACGTGACAGCGACCGTGACGAGCACGGCCACCATGCAGCGGCTCGTCACCAAGCTCGTGAGCGCCACGGCGACGACCACGGCGACGATCACGAAGTCCGTCGGCAAGAGGATCACCGCGACTGCGACCACGCTCTCCTCTATCGTGGCCGACTTCATATCGGGCAGCGCTGCTGCGATCACCGGATTCTTCGACTCGCCCACTCCAAGCGGCGGGGGCGATGTCGGGAGCCCGGATTCTCAGCACTACGACCCGCCCTCGCCAGGGCAGGGGTAGGCCGATAGGGGAAACGTGGCAGACGTACAGGCGAGAACAGTCGTGCGCTATGAGATGCACGCGACGGTGATCGACGCAGACGGCAACGAAGTCGACTTCGGTGAGTTCGGCTCGCGGCGGTTTTGGCTCCGTGCTGCGCGCTGGAATCTCGAGCGCCGCCACTGGGGAGCCTTCGGCCGCAACCTCCTCGACTTCCCCCGCTACATGATCGGACGTGGCTAATGGCGACCTTCGTTGTCGACGGCGGGCTCGACATCACGACCAACCGCCTCAAGGGCTCGGGCACCGAGCCGCTCAACATCGGATGGGGCGTTTCGGCGGGCACGACCGCGCGCACGGACACGACGCTTTTCGGCGAGCGGCTCGTCGATCTGACGACAGCGGCGGGCACGGATCACACGGCGGGGACCTCGACGCGGCAGACGACCAATACAACGAATGACACCTACCAGGTGGTTGGGACGCGCACGGCGACGGGAGCTGGCACGGTCACTAACGCGGGCCTGTTCGATGCAGCCTCGGGTGGGAACCTCTACCTGAAAGGCGATTTCACCGGAATCGGCCTGGCGTCCGGCGACTCGATCCAGTTCACGATCAAGGCCATTTACGACAACTAGGTAGGTAGACGTGCCCAACCTCCTCGCCTGGCACGTCGGCAACCGGAACCCCTCCATCACGGAGACGATCACGGTCGGCGGTGCGGCGTTCGACCTCTCGAGCTCCACCGTGAAGTTTCAGATGCGCGCGCTCGGCTCGTCCACGAAGAAGGTCGACGCCGCCGCTGTCATCGTCTCGGCTCCTGCGGGGACCGTGCGCTACGACTGGCAGGCCGCAGACGTGGACACGGCTCAAAAATATCTCGTGTGGTGGGAAGTCACGACCGCAGGCAAGACGCAGGACATGGGCGAGGCGTTCATCGAGATCCTCGCCCACGCTCCGACCTCCCGCGTCTACGTCGAGCTCGAGGATCTGAAGAAGACGATCTCGCTCGACGGGCTTCAGAACTACGACCTCGACGTCGGGGACGTGCTGGACGCCGCCTCGCGCAAGGTGGACGAGTTCTGCGGGCGGCGCTTCTACCTGGACGTGGACGCGAACCAAGTGCGCTACTACTCGCCCGATGACCCGTACACGCTCAGGATCGACGACATCTCGGTCATCACGACGCTCAAGTCCGACGACGCGGGCGACGGGACGTTCGAGAACACCTGGACGCTGAACACCGACTACGTTCGGGAGCCGCTCAACGCCGCCTCCGACCTCGAGCCGTGGTCGAAGCTGTGCGTGCATCCGAGCGGAGCACACTTCTTCCCGACCGGATTCCCCCGCTCCGTCGAGCTGACGGGGCAGTTCGGCTGGCCAGCGGTGCCCTCGCCCGTGCGGATGGCGACGAAGATGGTGGCGCATCGGTTCCTGAAGCGACTGCGTGAGGCTCCCCACGGCGTCGTCGGCTTCGGCATGGACGGCGCCGTCGTTCGGATGATGTCGATCGACCCCGACGTGGAGGATCTGCTCACGCCCTACTCGCGCAAGGTGCTCGTCGCGTAGTGGCGACCATGCGCGAGCTGCGCGAAGGGCTCGCAACGCGCCTTCGCACCGTCGACGGGCTCGGGCAGGTGTCCGAGTACCAGCTCTCTTCTCCATCGCCTCCCTGCGCGTATCTCACCCCGGTACGCACGAGCAGGATCGCGATGGGGCATCACGGCGTGGCGCCCGTCGAAGTCGTGTTCACGGTGACCGTGCTCGTCGTGGCGGGAGTCGAGGAGGCCGCGCAGGTGAACCTGGACGAGATCGTGGACGCCGGCGCCGTTCCCGCTGCGCTCGAGGCCGATCAGACGCTTGGCGGTGTCGCCTCGAGCGTGTACGTCTCCGGACTCTCGGGCTACGACCCGGTGGTGTACGGGGAGGGGCAAGCGGGCTGGCGCGCGCAGTACGAGGTGCAAGTCATCGCCTGAGCCGATAGGCGCGGCTGAATGGCGGCGCTGACGAAGCAGACCATTGTGCGGACTGGCATCACGCCGTCCTACACGGCCGTCGCGGCGTCCGACACGTTCGTCCCGGACGCCAACTGCTTCATCCACGTGAAGAACGGCGGCGGATCCTCGGACACGTGCGTCGTGCAGGTGCTTGCCGGCGACCCGCCAGGGCTCACGATCTCCGACAACTCCGTCTCGGTCACGAACGGGCAGGAGCGGATGATCGGCCCCTTCCCGCCGCAGTTCTTCGCCGACCCCTCGACGGGCTCCGCGACGGTCACGCACTCGTTCACGACCTCCGTCACGATCGGCGTCTTCACCGTCCAGAACCCGTGAGGCGGTATCGCGTCCTCCTGCCGCTCACCGTCCACACGGAAGACGGCGCCTACGTCCAGGGCGAGACGTTCGAGAAGGAGTTTTCCGAGGCAGAAGAGCGCGAGAACGTGCAGAGCGGCTTGCTCGAGATCGTTCCGCAGACGTACAAGGTGGTCGGCAGCAACGTCGTCCATGAGACGGAGCCAGGGGAGACGTTCGAGCGAGCACTCTTCCTCGGCGAAGAGGCTCTGCTGATCCAGTCCGGCCAGGTAGAGCTTGTGGAGGCTCCGAAGGCCAAGCCGAAGCGCGCCCCCAAAGCCGATAGGGCGTAGCGGATGGCGAGCTTCACCCTCACCGACGCGCACATCATCGTCAACGGCACCGTTCTCTCCGATCATGCGAACGAGGTCGAGGTCAGCGACGACCGCGACCAGGTGGAAAACAGCGCGTTCGGTTCTGCCACCAACCGCTCGTATACGAAGGGCTTGGGCGATGCGAGCATTCGCATCCGCTTCTTCCAGGACTTCGCCGCCTCCAAGACGCACGCTGTCTTGCAGCCCCTCATCGCCTCGGCTACTCCCGTGCAGGTGGAGGTCCGCGCAACGTCCGCGTCGCGCTCTGCGACGAACCCTGCGGCCGTGCTCGCGTCGGCGCTCCTGTTCAGCTATCAAATGCTCAACGGAGCCCTCGGCGAGATGTCCATGACCGAGGCGACCTTCACGAACGCCGGCACCGCCGGCATGACGTACCCGACCGCGTAGGCGCCTGTCATGGCCGCGGGCGCGGTTCAGGTCACCGGGCTCAAGGAAGTAAGGCGCGGACTCCGCAAGATCGACGCCTCCATCGACAAAGAGCTCCGCAGGATGCTCAAGGCTGCGGGCGAGCCCGTCCGGGCCGAGTGGCAGCGGCTGATGTCGAGCGTCAATGCGCGCTCGGCTGCGGGCTACCGCGTCGCCGTCCGCGCGAGGGGCGTGTCGGTGGAGCAGCGCATCAGGCGCACGACGGGCAATCACCCCGAGTACGGGTCGCTTCAGATGCGCCGAGGACTACGCGCCCTGTCGGTCCGGCGAGAGCAAGTCATCGAGCACGTCGAGACAGACGTGCGGGGAGTCATCAAGCGAGCTGGTTTCTGAAGGGAGCTACATGGCCGCGAACGTAGTGATCCAGAACGTCCACCCGGAGCTCGACGGTACGTACGACTGGGACGACTCCGGCATGACGAGCCTCGAGCTGCACGCCGTTCTGATGTTCACCGGCTGCACGCCGGAAGAGATGGAGGCCGAAGGCGCGTACGGCTCGGCGATCGGGCTGGCGCTCGTCGTGCTCATGCGCGAGGGGAAGATCACCGGCAACCCGCGGCACCCGTGGAAGTCTCCCGAGGCGGACCTCTTGTGGCAGGCAGCGGCCGGCTCGGTGCAGCATGACCGGGAGGCTGATGCTCTCCCCCCG